GATTTCGGTAGAGGATAGCTTACCACCAGCGAAAACCGCAATACTTGTATATAACGGAAACGTATTCACTGCGTTTTATTTTGATGGTTATTTTTATTGGCATCCCGCAAGAAAACCAGCATGGTCTTTTATTGGTGGTGTTACCCATTGGCGACCACTACCACAACCACAACCGCCGGAGGTGAGCGAATGACTAAACCCTGCTTATTCTGTGGTGTACCTTTGATGGATGATGTAGATGCTTGGGCTTGTTTCAATCCAAATTGTGTTCAAAATAACACAGGAATACCCAAAAAACTGTATGAAAAGTTTGAAAAATTGTCAAATTTTATCAAAAGTATGAAACTGACACAAAAAGAACAGAACGATTATTTTGTTCGTTTATTTATGTCAGCAATATATAAAGACCTTGAAGATATTGCATTTTGGAAGGATGAAGAATAATGGTTTCTCTCACTTCTACCAAATACACCGATGAAAACATACTCGTTATTAAACTTGACTTTTGGGGAACTGAGGTAACAATCAAAATAAACTTACCTGAGCTAGTCGTAAAACAGATTATCGACCAAAACAGACACTTACTTTAGGAGCGACTATGATATGAGCACAGCTACAAACTTCTTCACAAAACTAATCAACGTGGGTATTCGGCCACAAGATGCAACCGTTTTAGAACCTATTTATTCGCAAGAAGATGAATTTACCGATGGCTTAGAAGTTGTCGCATCATGGGTTGCACTAAAACAAATTCCAACATCCGCTAAACCGAAATCGCAACCCTGGCATGACATCTACGACAACATGCTGAAAGAAACCCAAAAAGGTATAGATATTGACCACGCTTTCACATTGTCATTGAATTCTTATGATCCCATGGTATCAATTGCGCTCAACCAAGCGGTTGGCGTTCGTATGAAAGCAATCATTGACTTTGAACAAAAGAAAGCTAATAAAAAACGGTTCAAGGGCGGGGACTTTATCAACCAGTTACAACAATTCGGCTACAACTTCAAATACAACGAGATTACAGATGTTATCGAAATCAACGGTATTCCAATAACAGATGCTCAAGCGGCGACCATCCGAATGCAACTCCGTGACGCGGGAATGACCCGTACAAAAGAAGCTGAAGATGCTTACCTCGCTTTTGCATGGCACAACCGATATCACCCAATCAAAGATTATTTATCTTCCCTTGCTTGGGACGGGCAGCCGCATATCAAAAATCTTTCCGAACACTTCAGCGATGAATACAGCATGTTTCCGGTATGGTTGCGAAAGTGGCTTATCGGCTCATGTGCAAAAGTATTTATGACCCCGCGCGAACCCGTACAAGTACCTATGTTAGTTTTAGATGGTGAGCAAAACCTTGGTAAATCTCAATTTACAAAATACCTCTGTAAACCCGTCTATGAATACTACTATGAAGGTGCAATCAATCCGGATGAAAAAGACTGCTTGATCCGGGTTGCTTCCAAATGGATCTGGGAAGTATCCGAACTTGGCGCAACAACCCGCAAAGCCGATCAAGAAGCACTCAAAGCATTCCTAACTTATGAAACTGTTAGAGTGCGCCGGCCATACGGGAAACACGATATCGAAAAAACCGCACTTGCTACATTTATAGGTACAGTAAACAACTACAGCGGCCTTTTTTCCGATCCTACGGGTTCCAGGCGCTATCTCATATCAAAGATACTCAGTATCGATTGGGATTACACCAAAATTGACGTAAATCAAGTGTGGGCTGAAGCGATGGCGGCTTATCTGGCCGGGGAAGATTGGCGGGTAACATCTGACGAGCGGGAGCGATCCAACGAAATCAACTCAAATTATGACGTTGATGATCCGGTTGAAGATTTGATCAAAAAATACTTTGAAATCGATCCAACTAATCTAAACTGGTGGACTCCTACAACGGATATTATTCACGTTCTTGAAGATCCATCACAAGGTGCATACCGCAGTACAACCCGGCTGCTTACTTTATCAATCTCCGCATCTGCTACAAAAATGGGATTGCGGAAAGGCCAAAAACGAAACAACATCGGCCAGGTCGTACGCGGATATTACGGTATTCGTTTATCTCTAATTCCACCGCCATAGAAGTGAAACAAATGCTACACTACTGCTACAAAACCACCCCTATATATAGTGTTTACTTTAAAGTAAACCCATATATACAACCTATTATTATTAAATGTAACATTTGTAGCAGTAGTAGCACTATTAATATTAAAAAGACCTATATAAGGATATGGCGATTTAATTTAAATAAGTTTAATAGAAGTGGTGTTACATCTGCAACACTGCTACACTAGTGCTACTTAATCAAAAAAAGGATATGCAATGAACCTTTTAGAAACAGCTTTTTACTGGAAATCTCGCGGGATAGCGACACTTCCGATCCGATACAAAGATAAAAAACCATCCACAAAATTATTACCTGATGGTCAGTGGGAGAAATTCAAAACGGAATTGCCATCCGATAATGAATTATTATCATGGTTTTCTTCATCTTTACGTAATATTGGTCTGATTGTTGGTTGGTCAAATTTATTAGTTATCGACTTTGACAACCTCACCGAATACAATAAATGGTTATTATGGACCTATCGCAAAGGACAATGGGCGCAAGAAATTGCACAAAAAACATACCAGGTACATACTGCACGCGGAATACACTTATACGTTTATTCCAAAGAAAAAGAAATAAACCGAAAACTTCCCGGCATCGATATCAAAGCGCAAGGTGGTTATGTGCTGATTCCACCTTCCATACATCCCAGCGGCGCAATTTACACCTGCACAGACGAAATCGCACCGATCCTAACAATCGACTGTTTATCTGATATTTTTCCGGCGGAAATGCTGCTAAATTCTCAACAAGATACTGAGTTCCAAAACCCTGGAATTGCCGCAATAATGTCAAAAATAAACCGAACCCGAAGTAACGATCCATGGGAAAGCGCAACCAATCGACCTGATCCCAGCCAAGATATGATTACCCAAGTTCGGCAGCATCATCATATTTTGGATTATTTACCCGATGCCGAGCGTACTTCCCGCGATGGTCGATGGTGGAGAGCTGCTTGTCCATTTCATTCGGACAAAAACCCTTCGTTCTGGGTGGATGCTTTGAACGGGATATGTGGCTGTTTTGGTGGGTGTACTCATAAACCGCTTGATGTTATCAATTTATATGCTAGATTGAATGGTATCAATAATGTTGATGCTATCCACGACCTAGTTAATAATTGGATGTGATAAATGACGGGTATATATTGCATTTATACCAAAATATTGGTACAGATGTATGAAAGGATTGGTTGGTAATGACCGATGATCAATATGATGCAATGAGATATGTGGTTGGTGTTGAACTTCAAATAATAAAATTGAGAAACAAAATTGATAGTGCTGAAATCAAGATCAGGCATGATAATGATCTTAGTGAAGATGATAAAGAAAACTTGCAGTGGGACATTTGGGATTGGGAAGCAGAGATCAGGGATTTGAAAGGTGGTGAATAATGAAAGACAAAAAACCTATGGGGTATATTGTTCGTGATAAAGACGGTCGGCTTATAAATGTATTTGGCGATAATGATTTGAATGTATTAGCAAAGAATTGTTATCATGCCATTTTGCGCGGTGAGACCTTACATTATATGTCCGTTGAAGAATCTAACAAAATTATCAATAAAGAAGGTTTTTATTTAGGGGAAAAAATTCTAAAAGTACCTTATAAATATTCTTCTTGGAAATTTCCGGTAACGTATCCTGTTGGATCAACTCAAGGTTTTGATACCTTTATTTATCAGTTTACTAACGAAGAAAAACAAAAAGGTTTTGCACTCGTGAAATTGCCAAATGGCGAAATAATTAGAGTTGAATTTGTTCAAGGATGATATGATGCAATCTAACCCGGTGCATTGTTTACACTGCAAGGCCGAACTCGGTAATATCGTTACACTAAACAATACTGAGTTTATAGTTGTAGGAAATATAATCTGTGAAAAAATCAAAGGTGTTTGTCCTAATTGTGGTAAAGGTTTTTATTGGTCAATATCGGACAAGGTTTTTGAAAAAATAGCAGATTATATTAAAAAAAATCAAATGAATATGCTATAATGTTTACAACGTAGTAATTGAATAGGGAAGTGTTGGGACGTCCCACCCGACATGATGCCAAATATGGTGTTGTGTCGGGTTTTTTATTTTAACCCACTGAAAGGATTGAAAAATGATTGATTGGAACGTAATTTTATCTAACGTGTTGGAAGCGGTGCTTATTTTGGTTTTGCCCGCTGTTGCTGTAGCAATTACCCGCTGGTTATGGGCGCAAGCCTCAATTATATGGCATACCATTGAACAAAGCCGGCCCGGCCTTGCTGATGTTTTGGCGCAAGTTTCCGCTTTTGCAGTTGCGGCCGCTGAGCAGGCTGGTATTGGCGGATTGATTGATGACAAGAAAAAATATGCTTTAGAAATTGCCGAGAAGTGGCTTGCTGAGAATAACATAACAATTGATTTGGAATTGGTAAGCGCGGCAATTGAAGTTGCAGTTTTAGAATTGTTTCCGAAACCACAACCTGAAAGCTAAGTACCATGACAGCAGAGGGATTAGCAACACTCGTAAATGTTGGCATCGGTGGAGCAGTTGTTGCGGTGGTAATCATCTTCCTGAATTTCATTGAAAAACGGGATAAAGAATACATGGCCTTTTTCAATGCAATTCGACAGCTGGATAATGAAGCGAGCAATAAACTTACAACTGTCATTGATAAATTGGTTACTCGCATTGAAAGCCTGGAAGATAAATTTGATCAACATGATGCAACCGAAATGGAATTCCTTCGTGGGGTTGTAGCGAATATGAACGCGAAGCCTACCCGATCAAGAACCAAGAAAGATACTGAGTAATTACATTGGCCGCACCAAAGGGTAAAACACACGTAACTAAAAAACAAAAGGTATTTATTGAAAGCTATCTCCAGCATTGGAACGGGGTGCAAGCCGCGCGAGATGCTGGTTATGCTTTGCCGGAAAAGCAAGCATATCAGATAATCAATAATCCTATTGTTCATGCTGAAATTCAGCGACGTGTAGAAAAGCTAACCACTGAGACCGATGATATAACCGCAAGGTTACTTCAACAAGCGCGGCTAAACCCAGCCATGTTTTACACCTTTGAGTGGGTTGAACAGTATGATCTTCTTGGCAATCCTTTTCTTGATGAAAACGGGGAAATAATCAAAGAATATAAGATGACCGGTATCAACTGGGAAATGTTCGAGAAACACGGTCATTTGATCAAGTCTTTACGTTACAGCCGGGATGGTAGACCAATCTTAGAATTCCACAACGTTCAAGCGGCTTTATTAGCAATGTGGCAGTACAAAAACGAAACAAACAAATCTGTTGAAGAAGTCAAAGAGTTCTCCCTTCCCGCTGAGGTTATTGCGCCGTCATTCCTGAATGTCTACCGGGATATTCGCAACCAACTACATACCGAGTATGTATTCAGCGGCGGCCGTGGATCTACCAAGTCGAGTTTTATTTCTTTGATTATTCCATGGTTGATTGTAAATAATCCAACTTTACATGCAGCCGCATTTAGGCAAGTTGGAAATACCCTTCGTGATAGTGTTTATGCACAAATTCAATGGGCGATTTCCGAACTTGGATTATCCGATAAGTTCAAATGTACAACATCCCCGCTGGAAATTGAATATATACCCACGGGACAGAAAATCTATTTCCGGGGCGCTGATGATCCCGGAAAAATCAAATCAATCAAGCCGCCGTTCGGTCATATCGGTATTGTATGGTTCGAGGAATTGGACCAGTTCAAGGGTCAAGAAGCCATCCGTAAGATCGAACAATCCGTTATTCGTGGTGGTGACGATGCTTATATATTCAAATCCTTCAACCCGCCGCAAACTCTCAATAACTGGGCAAACAAATATCTGAAGATACCTAAGGATACTCAGTATCAACACTTTTCCACGTATGAAGATGTACCGATTGAATGGCTTGGTAAAACCTTCATCGAAGAAGCCGAACATCTCAAATCCGTCAACCCAAAGGCTTATGAACATGAATACCTTGGAATTGCGAATTCTGCAGGCGGATTGGTATTTGAGAATGTCGAACTCCGCGAGATTACGGATGCTGAAATCTATGGTGTAAAAGATCAATATGATATTGTGGTCGGTGGCTTTGATCGAATTTATCATGGCCTTGACTGGGGTTATTATCCGGATCCGGCACACTATTCAAAAGTGCATTATGACGCCGCGCGGCACATCTTATATATCTACGGTGAGGTTAGACGGTGGAAAGCCGGGAACCGTGAATTATATGATGCTTTGGTTGATTATGGTTTATTGCCGTCTGACGATTTGATTTGTGATAGTGCTGAGCCTAAATCCGTTGCTGATTTCCGGGATTATGGATCATCGGCGCGGGGTGCTGAAAAGGGACCGGAAAGCGTAAATTACTCAATGAAGTGGCTACAATCGCTACGGAAAATAGTTATTGATCCGGTACGGTGCCCGTATTCAGCAGATGAATTTATAAGTTATGAATTTGAAGTAACAAAAGACGGGGAGATTATCAACGCTTACCCGGATAAAAACAACCATGGTATTGATAGTGTGCGATATGCAACAAATCGAATTTGGAAGCGGCGAGGGCAATAATTATGTTTCAACGTTTATTTTCATGGATAAAAGGAGTTTGGCATAAAATGATTGGAAAAAGTTCAGTAAAACAAGCGACCGGGGTCGAAAGTGTTATCAGTAATGATATGTCAACTGCTATTACCCTTTGGTCGCAAATGTACAATAACAAAGCATCTTGGCTTAGTGATGAAATCAAAAGTCTAAACTTAGCGGCAACTGTTGCTGCTGAGATCTCAAAGATGGTCACTATCGAAATGAAAGCCGTCATTGAGGGCAGCGGTCGGGCAGAATATCTGAATACTGAGTTTACCAAGAATGTACTCGATAAAATTCGCACGGCTGTTGAATTTGGCGCGGCTAAAGGTGGATTGATTTTCAAACCATACATCGAAAATGGCCGTTTAGCTGTTGATTTTATCCAGGCTGATCAGTTCTTCCCGGCAAAGTTTGATGCTAATGGTGATTTACTATCATGTGTTTTTGTAGACCAGCGTCAAATCGGGGATAAATGGTACACGAGGTTAGAGTATCACGAAATGTTTGATACCTATTGTGTTATCCGCAATTTAGCTTTTACAAGCAGTTCAAGGGATACATTAGGTCAACAGGTTGGTTTATCTTCTCTTTCGGAATGGGCGGAATTATTACCTGAAGCAACTATTCAAAACATTGATAAACCTCTGTTTTCCTATTTCCGGTATCCATTGGCAAACAATATCGATCCGACTTCTCCCATTGGCGTTAGTTGTTTTTCCCGATCTGTTGATCTAATTCGACAGGCTGATGAATTATGGTCTAACCTTATCTGGGAATTTGAAAGCGGTAAACGTGCTTTATATATCGATGAATTAGCCTTTGGTAAAGATGCTGATGGTAAACCGCTGTTACCGAAAAACCGGTTATATCGAACAATCAGCGCAAGCACAGTAGATAAGGAGTTCTTTGAAGCATGGTCTCCAGAATTCCGGGAAGCATCAATACTATCTGGTTTAGATGCAATCCTAAAGAAAATTGAATTCAATTCCGGTTTAGCTTACGGCACAATTTCAGACCCGCAAGTCGAAGTAAAAACCGCAACGGAAATCAAAATCAGTAAACAACGAACATATACCACCGTTGTTGATACCCAAAAAGCCTTGGAAGATGCCTTGGAACATCTTGTTTATGCTATGGATGTATGGGCTACTTTGGGTAATATTGCACCACGCGGAACGTACAAAGTTGTATTTGAATTTGATGATAGTGTGATCGTTGATAAAGCTGAGCAAATGGCGCAAGATCGACAAACTGTAAGTATGGGTGCAATGCCAAAGTATATTTTCCTTATGCGGAATTACGGAATGTCTGAAGCAGATGCTAAGAAGATGATTGCTGAAGTTACAGCAGAGCAACCCGAAATTACATTCCAGGATAATCCTGTATAATGCTTACCGCCGCTCAATTTGACCGCTTGATGATACCAATTACCGAGTTGTACGAAGAATTTCAGACCTCGGTAATTGTTGATATTGCCCGGCGCTTGGGTAACTTGGATTTTGATAGCGCGGCTTGGCAAGTACAGCGATTATCCGAAAGCGGCGCGGTGTACGAACAAATCATTACCCGTCTTTCTCAACTCACCGGGCAAAGTGAAGCCGTTCTCCGTGAAACTTTCCAATCCGCTGGGGTGCGAGCCATGCGGTTCGATGATGCAATATATCGCGCGGCTGGTCTAAATCCGGTCCCGCTAAATCTCTCCCCGGCAATGTTGAGTGTATTACGTGCCGGATTATCTAAAACAAATGGTGTCTTACGCAATCTGACCATGACCACGGCCACAACTGGACAAAACGCATTTATTCAGGCATCCGACCTTGCTTATATGCAAATCAGCACCGGAACAATGAGTTATCAACAGGCCGTCCGAGAAGCAGTTATCAATACTTCCCGGCAAGGTCTATCGGTAATCAACTATGCAAGCGGAAAACAAGATCAATTGGATGTAGCTGTACGGCGTACCGTCCTTACGGGTGTTGGTCAAACAACGGGCGAATTGCAAATTACCCGCATGGATGAAATGGGTACTGTACTGGTCCAAACATCCGCGCATATCGGCGCAAGAAACACGGGAACGGGCCCGGCAAATCACGAAGGCTGGCAGGGTAAAGTTTTCAGCCGATCCCCCCTGAATACTCAGTATCCTGATTTTGTACAATCAACTGGTTACGGATCCGGAGAAGGATTGAACGGTTGGAATTGCCGACATTCGTTTTTCCCCTTCTTTGAGGATATCAGCGAGAACGCATACAGTGAAGCGCAAGTAAAAGAGTATGCAGATAAAACCGTAACATACAACGGCAAGGAAATGTCATTCTATGATGCAACCCAGTACCAGCGGGGAATAGAGCGCAAAATCCGCAAACTAAAGCGGGATAAAGCCGCGCTGGAAGCTGCAGGATTACCCTACGATACTGAGTTACAGAAAATCCAATATCAACAAGCCCGGATGCGTGATTTCCTAAATCAAACTGGACTAAAGCGGCAATCATTCCGGGAACAAGTCTAAATTGGTTGCAATCTTAACCAATAATTTGTTATAATAACTACAATGTAGTAATACTAAATAGGGAATTGCTGGAGTGTCCCGCCCGGCGAAGAAATAAGTGTAAAAACTTGTCTCTTTGCCAGGCGGGATTTTTTTTATTCCCTAAACAATTCGCTAACCGGGAGCGTAAAAAGCCGGGCACCAAGTGAAGCGACCACGTACAAAAGCGTAAGTGTGAGCAGGAGAACAGAAATCATGAAACGTGAAGATTTAGAAAAACTCGGAATTACTGACAAAGACCAACTCGATAAGATCATGGCTTTACATGGTCAATCAGTCGAAAGCAATAAAACAAAAGTCGCAACGATGCAAACCGAGTTAGACGGATTGAAAACCCAGTTGACCGATGCCAACAATCAAATCAAATCCTACAAGGATATGAACATTGACGACATCAAAAAAGCCGCATCGGACTGGGAAGCCAAAGCCAAGGAAGCTGAAACGAACGCACAAAAACAAATCGCAGAATTGAAATTCAATACCGCGCTTGATGGTGCAATTTCCGGGGCCAAGGCCAAAAACGCAAAAGCCGTTCGCGCTTTACTTGATCAAAACGGGCTGAAATACAACGAAGCTGACGGTTCGATTATCGGACTGAATGAACAGCTCGAGAAGATCAAAAAAGAAAATGATTATCTGTTCGAGGGTGAGAAACAGGACCCTAAGATCGTTACCCAAACATCCGGCACATCTGTTACCGCTGATGCAATGGTTTTGGCGGCACGGCAAGCAGCCGGATTGACTAATCCCAATAACGGAGAAAAATAAAAATGGCTAATTCCATTGATCTCGTAACTAAGTTCCAGCCAATTCTGGACGAAATTTATAAAAATGCTTCTTTGACCGCTCGAATGGACGCTCCCACGAAACCTGTTGATTTTATGGGCGCGAACGTTGTAAAAGTGTTCAAAACCAGCATGGTCGGCATGGGTACTTATTCCCGTTCAACCGGTTATCCTTCCGGTGATGTTACCGGCGCATGGGAAGCCTTGACCTTAGCGGCTTCTCGTGGTCGTGCGTTTTCAATTGATCGTATGGATGATGATGAAACCTTAGGTATGGCTTTTGGTACATTGGCTGGGGAATTTATCAGAGCCAAAGTTGTTCCTGAAGTTGATGCTTACCGTTTTAGTAAATTCGCTTCTTGGAGTGGAATTACTGAAGTTGGTACACCGGCAACTTTGACCAAAGATACCATTCTTGCCGCTATTGATGCTGCAAAACTGGTTTTGAACCAGAATGAAGTTCCAACCGAAGGCAGGATTTTGTACATCTCGGATGCTTGTAAAGGCTTCCTTGAAGCCGCAATTTCTCGCTCATTGAGCAACGAAAACAGCGTAAACCGAGAAGTTGGACGATTTGACAATATGGACGTTGTCATGGTTCCCCAAACCCGGTTTTACAAAGGAATCACCCTTGATCCTG